CGAAAATCGCCACCCGGTATCACACCAAGAAAGGAGAACTTTCGATCGTGTTACATGAGTTTAGAGAAGGAAGAGCTAGGGATAGGTTTGGCACTATGATTACAGCCAACCCTATCGACGGCAATGTCATAACTTATGACAAGTCGTACTTTGCTCAGCATCCCCCTTACCTGTGCCCGCTTGCGGCCTCGTTGGTTAATTACGAGGTCGTCTCCGAGTTGTACGACCTGGCACTCATGGTGGGTGCTAAGGCGTATGAATCGGATGTTAGTGAGCACAAGGTGTATGGAGGATTCCTTTTCCAGACCCCCGAAGCAGTAGCTAACTACTTCGGCGCCTACTCCGGCAGAGCAGTCCTGTTGAGAAACATCGACTCGCTTTTCCGTGGACGGTGGGACAAATTCACAGACACATTTGGATGTGCCAGCATTGCTGGCGAGAATCCTTGTGTGCATGAGAATTTGTTTGGTTATGTGAGCTCGGCACGCTGGAATGGTGTTAATGGTTCCTATTCTGGAGCCGGCCATCCTCGCTACCAAGTTCTTAAGCTCACTAGCTTTGAATCCCCTTATGTGGAATTCAGCCTCGAGGGCATTAAACCCTCGGGACCGGTCTTGTCTTTGGACCTGGCCCATGCTGATAGCACATTCGGGGGTACATATCAGGGAGGTTACACTAGACGTTACCCGCTTGTTTATCTTAGCGGATCAGCGTTTGGTGACCTCCAGATAGAGTACCACTATGGGATTCAGCTTGACAATCAACTTCTTAATCGTCGGGATATCAACTGGTTTACCGTTAGAATTTCATACGGTTTTAATCCAGAAAATGTCCCACTTGAAGTTGATCAGGAGGTTTCACTCCAGGAGCTATCCAACGCATTCATTCATATTGAGTGGGTGCCACGGGTGTTTTCTTGGAGTACACCTATAGGTAATCCTGATTGGCCAGACATAGACCAGCTTTACGAAGGCTGGCAACATATGTTTCCCTCAAATGTTTCTGAGGATTGGTCAGGGGATGACTATTGGTGTCTCAGTTCGGCCGTGCAACAAACTTCACTCTCCACGGTGTACAACCATGGGAGTATTGCACAGCTTATTGGCTTTTCAGAGTCGGAACAACGTTACACGACCCTTGATAGTAAGTCTTTTCAAGGGTTCTGTCACGAAGCTGACATAATCGTCAGTGAGAGCATCAATGCAATGGCTTTACCTTATGCCAAGGCTTTAGACGCTCAGTTTTCCGCCCTAAAGGCCAACCATCTCGAAACGTTAGCAGAAATTGCCGATATGGCAGCTCCTGTTGACTTAGTTAAGATGGCTGGGATACTACCGAGTCGAGTACGATCGAAAGGAGCATTAGTAGTAGGTATTTTAGATCTGCTAGCTGATGCGTACCTTGTCACGAAGTTCGGCCTCGCGCCGACGCTCTCCGATGCGGAGGACGTTAGCAAAAAGGCCAAAGCTTTGTGGCATAGGATCACCTCAGGGGAAGCCTTTGAGGCACAGACGACGTATGGTAAAGAAGTCGTTGTGTTCGAAGAGGGCAACTCTATGGGGATCACTCCTGGAACGGTGGTTGAGCTGAGAACGAAGATTAGGGCAAAACAACACCCTGATTCTCTATTAACAGCTCTGATTACCGCCGACTCTCTAGGGATTTTACCATCATTGAGCAACTTCTGGGACATCGTCCCGTGGAGTTTTCTCGTTGATTGGTTTTTCCCTGTCGGAGACTTATTAAGTATAGTTGATGACCAAGCTAAAATCTTGGCCGTAGACTGTACTTTCTGCGTACACTCAATTAAGGTATGCAGATACTTTACGAGTGAGCTCCTTGCCCCATACGGGTATGGAATTGACTACGAAAGTGATGAGTCTGGTGCTGGGTACCGTAAGTTTGTGCGCTTGATTGATGATAGCGCACCAATCTTTGGTCCCACACGCCTCCCCGTCACCAACCAACCTGGCATTCCAGATTATTGGTTGGCAGGTTCGCTCGCTTATAAACAAATTAAGTGAGCTAGCGCTTTTCTGGGAAAAATTCCCTAGCGCGATGGGCTAGCGGAGATGTCCACCTACATTAGTAGGACTCCCCTAGTCTTTACCACTCGTATTACTCGAAAGGAGTATACACTCATGGCTATTACTAGAGAAGTACTGAACGTCCAAGACGATTATTGTGAAGAGCTGACCCTCTACCGCCCGATGTTCTCCGAATGGGAGATTATCGATCAGCGTGAGGTTAAAGATGGCAAAGAAGCCATCTATCAGCTGATGTCCGGTGATCCGGCATATCCGACGCGCATCCGCATTGGGGCCTATGAAAAAGACGGCCGCAAGTCGCTTAGCGCGAAGCTCACAACGTATGTTAAAGTGACCGACGATAATGACGTGATCACGTACGTCGAAGATGAGTACGTGGTCGCCCATAACGATCGGTCCGGGCAGTTTTGGAACAAAACCGGTGACTCGAAAGTCCTCGGTAACCTGTTGTTATTCTCAGGTTTCATTGCTCCCGCTGCCACTCCCGCGTTGGCTAGTCCAGTTACTGGTGACTATACCATCGTAAATCGGATCAAGTTCGGTATACCGACATTTGATCCGTCGACGGTAGATGATCCAGCGACTTCCTAACTTCCGCGGAACATGTCTTGGATTTCGAGGGTTGCAATCCCCTCGGACGCCGGTTCTTACGAGCGAATCCTCAACTCTAAGACCGACGTCACCCAGCTTGCAGTCCATGGCATTAATGCGAGAACTATCGCTGTTGCCATAGTTAGCTGGGTTTCCTTACTTGGTGATTCACCTTTAGAAGCAAAACCCAATGTCGTCATAAACAGATTTGTTAATTCTCTGTTATCTGATTTCAAAGGGCAATGCCTATATTATGGTGAGTTAAGTGACATGCTGACACGTTCTGTCGTGCATGACCACGAGACTCACACCCTTATAACTAAGGGTTACCTTAAAGAGTTCGAGAAAACCCCAGTTTATCGGGAATATCTTGAGTTCACTAGGGTACATGATCCTCGCCTTCTTCGATACCTACTCTCCTTCCTCAGTTTTGGAGGGAAAGTTGGTTACATCGATGAAGACCTCGATGCCAAAGCATTACACTCATGGCTAGAGGTTGAGGAAAGGTTACAAAACACCCAACTACCGAACTACATTAGCTCCTTACGAGCCATCGTTCATTGGATGATGGAGAGTTGGGACGATGATGGCGGCTTCTTCCCAAAACACGGGAGTGGAGCCGTCGCGGAACGGGATGTTTGGGGTGCGCAAGGGAAAAATAGGCTTATGCAACATATTGATCCTCGGCTCAGCATGATTTACGCTGATACCGCAGGTGAAAGTGAGCTTTGTCTACCCACTCCCACGGGCACTACATCATTAAGTAAGGATATGCGCTTGAGCGTCGCAAGACTCAGGTTCGTACCAAAGGACTTTAAGAAAAAGCGCTCCATTTGCATGGAACCCGTTGATTTTCAATGGGCCCAGCAAGGGGTGCTTCTTTGGTACGAAAGATGGCTTAAGGTAGGGCCTCTAAGGAGACACGTTTTCCTAGAGGACCAGACCCGTAACCAAATCTTGTGTTGGCATGGCTCGATAACTTCTGAGTTATCCACGATAGACCTGAGCTCGGCATCAGATTCCGTTTCCCTCAATCTTATCAAGGCCGTTTTTCCTTGGAGATTATTAAAACATCTCTTAGGTACACGGTCTCGATATGTTGATATCGGTGACGGTTCCGAACCTAGAAGGGTGAAGAAATTCGCTCCTATGGGCTCTGCGCTCTGCTTTCCAGTACAATGTACGGTCTTCGCGGCCGTCGTTTTACTGGTGAGTATTGCACAAGCGTATGGAAGAGACATCTGGAATGGCGATACGATTGAGGATCTTGACCTTGACTATGCCTTCTGGCTAGTCGCTGGCATGAAATCTCATAAGCATCGTCACTATAGACGCTTCTTCATTTATGGCGACGACATTATCTGCGATGAAGCAGTAGTGTCAAACGTCATTCGAACGCTCCAGGATCTGTCATTCCAAGTCAATGTGGAGAAATCTTACATTGGCGAGGTTGCTTACCGTGAATCTTGCGGTAAGCATTACTTCAACGGATTCGATGTGACTCCGTTGCGGCTTAAGATTAAGCCGATCGCTGGTGAACGAACTCAGCGTAAGTATGGGAATGATACATCTCCAACTCAGGGGATGCCTATCAAGACTCTTGTTGGGCTCGTAGATGCAGCAAACAGAGCGGGGGAGTATGGTTTTACTCATACATACTCTGCTCTTGTTAACTGTTGTCTACGATTACCTGTCAAGGGGGTCGAACAGAATCAGGGGATTAATCCTATTCTTTTTGACACTATTGACTCTAGCGAGTCACTAGTCTTGAAGGTCCGTGAACCCAGAAATAATCACTTGAGAAAGAGGAATTTCTCATATGATCCTGTAAGGCCTGAGCGGCCTGAGGTCTGGTTACGCTACAAATTAACTCACCTACTCTATCAGAGAGATGAAGTTCGTAGCATCACGGTTGAGCCCAGAATCCGTAAGAAAGCGTCGGAGGAATTTGACGCTTACTACCACGGACTCTGGTGGCGTTCGCGGTGGACCAGTAAGGAGTTGCCAGAAAATACTACTGGCGCTGGTCGAACCGATACAAAAGATGCGCGACCCCGCTGGCGTTGGACTGCCATCGGGTGACAGCAGTAACTGAGAGGGGCCGTTTGGGGATTCGTTCCCAAGGGTAGC